CATAAATTTACGATCATCTCTGATTTCGCCTGTAGCAGAATCATAAACAATCTTATTGCGATAGCGAGCCATAATATCTTTTAGATATTGCTCCGCTTTTAACTTTGGCAAATTGCCAACGTCAATGTAGAATATTCTTCGTTCAGGTGCTCTAGCCAATCTATAAATGACTAACGCATCTTCCATCATCTTTAATTGATTAACTGGTTTAATTGCCTTATGCAAATAACTCAATACCACATTTTTTTCAGAATCATTTAGCCCCGAAGGAATATAACTAATTGAATCTAATGAAATTTTAATTCCCTGGTTTGCACCAGTAGTAGCTGTAGAATAATTTGGTTGATAATTAATACCTTTTTCATTATAGATGAAAAATTCTTCAATTGATTTAATTAAATCTACACCTGACTTTTGATCTTTATCCTTTTTAATTTCGCGAACTTTGCGAATTTTACGAGGATCAATCTGTCTTAACTCAATAATACCCCTTTTAGGGTTTTTCTCATCAATAATCTTTTGGTAATAAATTCTACCATCAACATACCATCTACGGAATATATCAAATCCCTTAATATTGAATCCAAGCAAACGAACAATTGTATTAAATTGATCTTGCATTGCCTTCTTAATATTATCGGGCAAGTCTACACCATCTAAATTAAGTTGCACAGGTGCTTCATCATCGACTGCTGCAATTGCTTCTGTAACAATTTCATCAATTGCTGTAGAACAATCTGCATACATAGATGCTTCGCGATATCGTGTAATTAGTTCTGATTCTGATTTAGCAGTTGCATCCATTTCAAGATAGGTGCCAAAATAGCCACCACCTTGAACTGTTGCCGTGCCATCATCAGTAACAGGTGGCACGAACGATTGTGTGCGTGCCAACTTGTTCACATCTTCACCTCGAGTAATAGTATACCCAAATAAATTTATTGCCATTATTTAAATTCCAAAATATTAGATAATTACAGACTGACCTGGGCTTAACACATCAAAATGTTGATATTGGAATGTTGCGCCGAAAGTCGATAACTGGTCATTAGCAGAAAAGTCTAAACCAACAGGTGAAATATCTGTCGGGAAAGAACCAATCATACGGTAACGTCTTAGCATGTTACCTTGTCTGTCCAATTGTGATACTATAATAGTAGATTGATATGCTGAAGGATCAGTTGCACCTGTTTTAAATGCATTACTTTCCATAGCATTCATCCATTGCTCAAGTCCATCTCTTAAAGAGAAATCGGTGTCGTTTAAAATAGTGCAAGTGAATGGGGCAAATACCTTATCTCCTGCTAATTTAACTTCGCGGCCTCTGTAATATACTGGAGTAACCCCCATTGTCTGCCCTGGTAGTTCAGCTACAGTAACTAAGAAACTACTTGATCTTGCATATGCAGCATTTAACGCGGCGACTGCAGGAGGAAATGTTAACTGAACCTCAAACTGATTCGGGCGTGCGCCCCCATTTTTTAGTTTGGTTCTAAACTGGTTAATATCGAATGTCGTTGCCATTTATTTTCTCCTTATTAAGCGCCAACTTCTTCAAAAGAAATTCCTGATCTTGCAGCAACAAATGTTAAAGATATAAAGTTAATAGAACGAGCAGGCTTAATAAAAATATCAGCTCTAAATTCGTTTCTATCTATTACATCACCAGTGTTGTTTGTCTCATCGCAGATTACTTTAAAATCAGAAATACCGCGACGGCCTTGAACGTCTCTTAAGAATGGTTCTACTAGATTTTTAAATTGTGCTCTAGTAAATGGATCGTTGAATTCGAACAATTGGAATTTCGATGCAGTTGCAATAGCTTTTTCTAAAACAATAAACAACCTACGAACATTGATTCTATCAAATGCACTAGGTTTTGCCAACATTGTTTTATCACCAAACAATACAGTGCCTTGACCTGGGAATGCTACAACAGGATTTACCCCTGCTTTGTATAGAGTATCTCTGTCTGTTTTAGTTGGATTAAATGCCAATTTAACAACATTTCTAATTTGGCCGCGATTAAACCCGCCAGGGCTGAACCAAGGCTCTGCCAAATTATCTGTTCTTGCACATAATCCTGCAACGTCGCCATTTAGGGGAACCCAACGATAGTTATCATTGTATCTATCGTATTGGTATTTCCACCCAGAGTCCATAACAACATAACTAGAATTAATTCCGCCTGTCGTTGTAGAACTATTTCTGAAATTCACCACATTTGTAGCTTGAGCAGATGGAGGAACATTTACAACAGATGCAAAACTTGGGGAAATAAACACCACACAGTCTTTTCTATCTTCTGCAATAGCTACTACAGAACTAACAACACTAGCTGTATTGCTCCAAGGCCCCAATGGGATTAAACTGATATCATACAATTCGTCATTCGCAAATAAATCATACCCACCGATAACATTACCAGCAGTTACGTTTGCGTCATCGGAGAAACCTTTTGATAATGATACTGAAACATTTGCGGATAAATTAGCAAATGTTTTACCGCTTGCAGAAGTTCCCCAATTTGTACCAGCTGTAGGATGATCTACTGACCAAACATATTCAGATTGTAGGTTAATTACATCTTTGTAGTAATTAGAAGAGCCATCAGAATTTCTTGCATCTGATGCCTTTGAAAGATAAGAATATTTTTCTAATATTGTGTTTCTAGCGCCAGTCCAAGCACCGGCTTCATCTACAACAATAATGTGAAGTTCATCAAAATTTCCTGCTAATGTAGTTGCATATGTAGATGTACCCGGGGCATTATCGAATTGAGCTTGATATGGCCACGCGTTACCTGGGAATCCATTATAAGCATTCCATGTATTGGCGTCAACAACTTCAACCTTAAGCGAATTGCCTAAATTTCCTGGATATTTTGCAACGAATTCCCCTAGCGAATAACCACCTGCGGAATAATTGTTTAAAAAATTATCATAATTTTTAATTACAACTGCTGTTCCGCTAGAATTAGCAATTGCATTTGTAGCGACGCTTTCATTCACAACACGAACTAGTTTTAGATTATTACCATATGCTAAGAAATTTGCTGCAGTGAAAAATGATGTATAGGTAGCATCAGTGGGTCCGCCAAAATATTTAACTAAATTATTTTCCGAATCGACAGTGGTAACTTCTCCAACGGGTCCCCATTGGAAGGCGCCAGCGAATGCGCCGGCAGAAGTAGCAACAGAAGGGACTATTGCAGTTAAATCCTTTTCTTGTACTAATACGCCAGGTGAAAGCTGAAATGCCATCTTATTCTCCTTAAAGATTTACATAGTTTAATAACTATTTTGATTACTATTTATTTATAAGTATAAGTTTTTAGACATTTTCCATCCATCTAGTTTTAAGTTTTTCCATTTCTTTTTCTGGATCTGAAGAAAACCAAAGATCATCGCCCATAACTACAGGCTCCTCTTTCTGAGGAAGCCCATCATTAACAATACCAAACGGGGTTAGATTCTCCTCAATCTGTTTAAACTGTTCTTCATACAGTGCTTTACGCAAATTGGAATCTGTTAAATCTTTGAAGAATGGTTCGTTCGTTGCCCATGAGAATAGAACTAAACACATTACCAAATCGTCATGGTATCCTTCGTCTGCTTTGTGGGTTCCCCGAACTTCAATAAATGTGGATATTTCTTCAATTATTTCAGGATCGTGTATTAATAATTTTGTGCCTTCGACCAAACTCTTAAATGTCGTTGTTCCCAGGCGTTTTACTTGTTTAGTAGTTCTTACACCCAGTGTTGCTCCTGGCGTAAATCCGCCAGATAGATATTGTCCAGTTTTACTGCTACTTCCCACGAAGAACACATTTTCGTATTCTAAGTCCATGTACAATGAATCTGCTACTTGTTGCCCGTTATCGTTGATCTCTACCAAACAGTATGCCTTGTGGTAATCTTTAGCAACTTTGTAAATAATGTTGGGAAATAACAACGGGCTTATTCTGTTACTTCTATACTTAGCTACTACCGTATATGGGTATGCGGTTATATCTAATACCGTAAATGCTGAGTAATCTCCACCGACGCCACGAGAAGTATCAGCAACTAGCATATATACGTGATCTTCTTGCGGCTCCTCTAGTATATCCAATCCGTCTTTCGTATAAACAAACTGCTTTGTGGACATTGCTGCAATAGTATCTGGATTGATAAGAGTATTAGATGAACCTAAGAATCTGCATAAAACTTCTTGGTTGAACTTGAGTTCGCCAAGCATAGATTTTTGTTCTGCTGCCCACTTCTCATCCCTGCCAGGAATTCTGTTATAAGGAATAAACAATGGAACAAATCCATTTAGGCCCTGTTCTGCTTCGTTCCAGAACTTCCAGAAATGATTGTATCCTAACGGAGTAGATGTTAGAAGAATCTTTGTTGTTTGTCCCGCTGAAATTGTCGGATAAACAGAAGTAAAGAAGTCCTCTGCAACATTATTTGGAATAATTGCTGCTTCGTCAATATACAACCAGTTTACAGATTTGCCTCGAATACCAGATGAGCTTGTTGCCGCAGTAAATACTTTGGATCCATTCTCAAGTTCAATATCACCCTTGTTGAATGTTTTGACACCTTGCTGCATCCACATAGGAAGCATTTCATACATTAACTCGTATCGAGAAAGAACCTCGCGCGCAGCGGAAGATTTGTTGGCAAGAATAGCAACTGTTTTATTTTCTTGGAATAGTGTGTACCACAGAATACATGCTGCAGAAGTAATAGTCTTACCCTGTTGGCGACCTTCCATCAGAATAACTTTACGATTATTAAGTATAACATCTACTTTTTCTTTTTGGCATTCGTAAAGTTTAAAACTAATTAGACCTCTATCCAATGAAACAATTTTGCAATATGATTCTATGAAATAGATAGGATCTTGCATACACCGCATAAGTTCTTTAACTTGTTCAGAGGTATATTGCTGCACAGTCCCAATTGGTTTTAAATTGGGATTGCCGTTATATGATATTTGTTTATTGCTCAATTGTTTTGCCGTCGTCTTTTTTACCAAGCATTTTCATTAGCTCTGCTGTAGAACCAGCAAATACTACATTATTATTGGTTGTAATATTTCGAGGACCTTCGGGATCGCCTTGTTTTAGATCTTTGGCCTTCTTTTGCAAGTCCATAAGATCCTTTGCTACATCAGAAACTGTTTTAATTAGTTGACCTGCAACTTCATATGTTCTGGGATGTTCGGAATTCTTAGCAAGATCAATCATTTGATCTAATGTATCTTCACTTTTATGTATAAGATTTCTTAATGTGTTTCTTGCTAACTGATAATCATCTTCCTGATCCATTTGTCTAGATTCAGAATCGCTAACCGCAGGTAAAGTTGTAGGTAACTCTGTTTCATCAACAGGCGTTATATCAAAAATCTTATCAAGTTCAGGTATATTTTTCATTAAAAATCTTCAAATGTATCCGTAAATCCTATATCGTCTCCGGGGTTAGCCGATAACGGATCAGGGGTAACTGTAATAGTATTTATTTTCTGAGATAATGCGGGATCATTAAATGTATTAGTAACAACTTTCCTAATAATACCTTGTTTATTAACCGGCCCATAAAAGTTAAGTTTCATCGTAAAAGATAGTGTCCATATAATTGTTCGTCTATCGTCAAAATCACCTTCATAATTATCCTCAAATGAGACAGACTCTAATAAGATAGGAAGATCATTTTTAATATTTAATTGCGGTATAGATTTAATTGTTAAATTGTAGTCAGGATTAAAGTATGGCAAAATTTGCTCAATAATCTGTAACCCGTCATCTTGATTCTTTACATACACATATAACTGCACGTTTATATTATACGGAGTAGGTGCATATTGTGCATTTAGTGTTGTACTTGTATTATTAACTGCTCTATTTTGTTGTAGCGGACTAATTTTACGATTAATATCATAGTTTAGAGCGGACATCTCAAATGCCATTCTCGGTACAATAATTTGGACGTTGCGGTCATCTACATTTGGGCGTTGCTGAATTCTCGCAAGAGCTTTAGCTTTACCTGAATATGATAAAGGAACTTTTAATATTTGAACAATATTTCCTGCGGCATCTCTACGTTCAATATTAATATTATTGAACATATTACCAAAAGCTATAATTGATTTTCGGATCGTTCCCCAGTAAAATCTTTGGTCTAACATTATTTAAATACCTCCCCAAAAGGATTTCTTTCGCTGAAATCTAGAATGTCTGTAATGTTAGTATCAAAATCTTCGTTTCGTGCGCCAGCATCATCGGCGTGTATTGTAGAATATGATTCAAGTACAATTGGAGACTCTGTATTAAATTCGAAAAGTAATTCATCGCCATTTTCCTGTAGTAATCCAAAGTTGCGAACATCTTCATTAATTACGTCAGGATAATCATCAATCTCAGGTATACCGGTTTCTATAACCTCACTTGAAAATTGCATCAATTCGCAGGTTAATCTAAAGACAAATAATTTACCAACCTGATAGAATGGTTTATCGCCCTCAACCTTACGTATTTCAAAATATGATTTTGTTAAAGGAAAGTAAAGTATGTCGCCTTCAGCAGGTCTTAACGCCAATACTGTGTTGCCTGTTGCGCCTGCAATCTCTAACCATCTTTTTCTTGAGACTACAAAATTCGCATTCTCGACCGTCTCTACACCAAATTTAGATAGAAACTCGCCCTGGCCTTCATATCCGGTATTGCTTTCCAAATACATCTCAATTGGATAAGCATACGGATAGTTGTTTAACGGATCTTCGCCCAAAATGCGATCTTCATTAAAGGATTTACGAGGTAGATAATAGAGCTCAAAACCATAAATCTTCAAGCACTCTATAATTATGTCCTCATAGAGGTTTTGTTCCGACGATCTCCCCATAGGGATACCGGATTGAAAATATGGATTAACGGTAGCCATTTTATATTTTGTTTTCTATTGACAATCTATTGACACGATGTTAGTATATGCTATGAGGCTCAGTGATAAGAAGCATTAATTATCCAACAAACATATCTACAGGCAATTCAAATCTAGACTGTATTTCAGTTTCAATTTGTCGAATTTCTTCAATTGATTCTTGGTATATAATCTCACCGTTTAGGGTTACTCCTCCAGGAAGTTGTACACCTGCAAACTTCTTCAAATTATTACCCCATTGTTTTTTAATTTGGGCAGTAGCATATCTTTTTAAGAACATATCATTATAAACATTCGTAAATTGATCTGGATCTAATATTCTCCAGCACTCTACAATAATATATGTTCCAGGTACGACATCTGCGCCCCAGTCCATATCAATCATCAACCTATTCATGTGTCTATTAAATCTTATAGGTTTTTGTCCTACAAGTATTTGGTTAATTAATTCTAATTGTTGGCGGACTGCAGTATAATATATTAAATCTGTTGACATTAAAGTATACAAATCATTAATTAGAATTTGATATTTAATATCGAATATGTCATTCCCCGTAGACTTATTCATAAACGGAATTACTCGCTCAACCCCAACAACTGCATCTGATAATTCAACATATTGTGCTGAAATATTATTAGCGGTTATCTCATGTTTTAGGTAAACTTTTTCTACAGCATCAAAGTGATACTCGCGGTAAAACTGAAAAGCATCATCTATACGATCTTCTACTTGATCAGTATCTACATTTATTTCAACCACGGGTGCGCCTAACGATCTTAAGCAATAATCTTTTAGCTCTTGTCTAGATGTTATAGAAGCCATTTGTTACCTTTTTAACTATTTATTAACCATTAAACGCCGCGCCCCAGTTACAATTTGCATCAAATGTTATTGATCCTGTTATAACTTTCGCTCTTAGAGTATCGCCTGCAGTTAATCTAGAAATTGTAGAAACCCCAAACAATTGCGCACCTGCGTTATTTGTGAGAACTTCCCACATACAAACGTTATCTCCGTTATTTCTAGAGATACCAATTCTAGCTGGTATATTTTGCGAACTAACTCTAACATTCAAGAACACATTGTATAAACCTGAGATTGGCGCAGTAAATATACCCGTTGAAGCATTATAACTAGATGTTTGATTGTAATCTAAAACAGAATGTATTCCAGCTAAAGTTGTTCCGCTTGATACAATTGCGGCACCATTAATACCATACACCCTAAATGCTGCGAGCGATGAAATCGTAATAGTACCAACAATAATATTGTTTGCTTGAATTAAATTAGCACCAATTACTGACCCGCCTATTCCAGTACCAACTATGACATTTCCTGCAGCAACGTTACCCCGATAAAACGGTAATAATACAGTAGTGTTTGCTGCTACTCTAGCATTACTATAATAAATGTTACTACCAACTTCTATTACGTTAGCTGTTGTCAATTGTGATGTAGTTGCCCTTAGATTTAAATTTGCAACCGTTGCATAATTGAACAATAATGGCGCAATATTAGCATAAACTCTTGTATTGGTATAGTATAAATTACTTGCAGATTCTCTAACATTTGCAGTTGATAGATCTACAACATTTGCTTTTGTAGCTAATACTCCTGCAACGTATGGGACAACATTAGCTAATACTCTTAGATTTGTAAAATAAAGATTATTTGCAAATTCAATAACATTTCCAGTATTGAGTTGATTTAAATTTGCCTTGGCATTTAACAACCCTATCACATTAGCATAAACTCTTACATTTGTAAAATACAAATTATTTGCAAATTCAATAACATTACCAGTATTAAGTTGATTTAAATTTGCTTTGCCGTTTAATAATGTTATAACATTTGCATATACTCTTGAGTTAGTGTAGTATAAGTTACTTGCAGATTCTGAAACATTTGCAGTTGTTAAATCTACAACATTTGCTTTTAAATTAAATAATGGAATTACATTGGCATATACTCTTACATTTGTAAAATACAAATTATTTGCAAATTCAATAACATTACCAGTATTAAGTTGATTTAAATTTGCCTTGTCATTTAACAACCCTATCACATTAGCATAAACTCTTGCATTTGTATAATATAGATTGCTTGCAAATTCAATAACATTGCCGGTATTTAGTAACGGACCTATATTAGCATAAACTCTAGTATTTGTAAAATACAAGTTGCTAGGCAATTCTATAGTATTTGCTGTAGTAAAATCTACAATATTTGATTTTAAATTCAATAGAGGGATTATATTAGCATATACGCGAGTATTTGTAAAATATAAGTTGCTTGCAAATTCAATAACATTGCCAGTATTAAGTTGATTTAAATTTGCTTTTAAATTTAATAATCCAATAACATTTGCGTAAACACGAGTATTTGTAAAATATAAGTTGCTTGCAAATTCAATAACATTGCCCGTATTCAATAGGGGACCTATATTTGCATAAACACGAGTATTTGTAAAATATAAGTTGCTAGCATGTTCTACAATATTACCAGTATTCATTAGAGGACTAATATTAGCATAAACTCTAGTATTTGTGAAATATAAATTACTTGCAAATTCAATAACATTGCCCGTATTTAATAGGGGACCTATATTTGCATAAACACGAGTATTTGTAAAATATAAGTTGCTAGCAATTTCGACGACGTTAGCTGTTGTCAAATCTGAATAATTTGTACCCCCAGAGCCACCGCCTGTTCCTACTAAACTAATTACCCCTGAAGGAGAAATTACAATATTAGCTCCTGCAGTAAATGCTCCAATTGCTCTTGCATTTGTAAAATATAAATTGCTAGAAGATTCGCGAACATTGGCAGTTGTTTCTGGCATTTTGCCATCTATAATCATACCAATTACTTCAGTTCCAGTAATACCTCCAAGCACAGGGTATATTATAGCATTTGGTCCTGCCGTAAATAACGATGATACTCTAGCATTGGTAAAGTATAAATTATTTGCAAATTCAATAACATTGCCAGTATTAAGTTGATTTAAATTTGCTTTTAAATTTAATAATCCAATAACATTTGCGTAAACACGAGTATTTGTGAAATATAAATTACTTGCATGCTCTATAATATTTCCAGTATTTAATAACGGACCTATATTTGCATAAACACGAGTATTTGTGAAATAAAGATTATTTGCAAATTCAATAACATTGCCAGTATTAAGTTGATTTAAATTTGCTTTTAAATTTAATAATCCAATAACATTTGCGTAAACACGAGTATTTGTAAAATATAAATTACTTGCATGCTCTATAATATTTCCAGTATTTAATAACGGACCTATATTTGCATAAACACGAGTATTTGTGAAATAAAGATTATTTGCAAATTCAATAACATTACCAGTATTAAGTTGATTTAAATTTGCTTTTAAATTTAAAGGACCAATAACATTTGCGTAAACTCTTGCATTTGTATAATATAGATTGTTTGAGCCTTCAATTAAATTATTAGTAGTAAAATTACTAATAGTACTTACATAACCAGTTACATTGCCTACTACATTACCGGTGTATGTAGTAGCGGCTAAGTTTGCTAATCTAAATGATGCGTGCGCAGTATTAATAAAGATGTTTGCATCTGGCTCTGGAATATAGTTATCAAATACTTTCCAAATACCATCTGTTGCATCTCTAAAAAATCCTGCGTGCTTATAAGACCCATCATTATAATTGGCTGCAATTCCTAAATCTGGATTTGAAGAATCAGACTGCGCATTCAAATAAATCATGTTGTCTGATATAGACAAATTATTTGAACTATGTGTCGTTACGTTACCGTAAAAATTAGTTGTACCTGTAACGACTAAATTTGCAAATGTTACTGACGCATTTGGGCTAACATTTTGACCAATAGCAACTAACCCCGTAATTGGACTATAAGATACACCCAATCCTTCAGATATTGAAAATCTAGATCTTGAAGTTGTAAAATATAAATTACTTGCATGCTCTATAATATTTCCAGTATTTAATAGCGGACCTATATTAGCATAAACTCTTGCATTTGTAAAATATAAATTACTTGCAAATTCAATAACATTCGCAGTAGTTAAATCGGAATAACCAATACCGCCACCGGCACCTGAGCCTATTAAACTAATTATGCCGGTTGGCGAAATTGAAATATTAGCACCGGCTGAAAATGCGGCAATTGCTCTTGCATTTGTAAAGTATAAATTACTTCCAATCTCAAGTACATTGGCGGTTGTTAAATCTGAATAATTTGTTCCACCGCCACCTCCACCGAAGGATCCTATTATACTAATTACGCCGTTTGCGTCAATTGAAACATTTGGACCCGCTGTAAATGCAGCAATTGCTCTTGCATTTGTAAAATATAAACTACCAAATTCTACAATATTTGCAGTGTTAAATCCCCCTAATTTACTCGGAGTTACTGCCCCATCCGCAATCATATTAGCTGTTACAGAATTCGCTGCAAGAAATGTTGATAATGTTCCATCTTGTGCCCCAAGCAGAACTGCGTTTGCGCCTGAACCAATTTGCAAATTAATCTGCGCGGCCGCGTTATTTGTATCTATAAACGTTAATTTGTTTGTAAGGTCATCCAAACTAATAGCAACATTACCTAGATAAATTGTTTTTTCTTCTAGGAATAAAGACTTCCATCTTCTATCAGGAGAACCTAAATTATACGTATTACTTTGAGACGGAATAATATTCCCACTAAACCCCGATAAAGCAGACGCTACTCTTGCATTTGTATAATATAATTGATTGCCTTCTGGCAAATCTGTTGTAGTAATTTGTCGTGTTAATAATGACCCTAAGTCTGCGCCGGATACTCTAGGTGTAACGGTTACTGCGCCCTCTACAATTCTTATTGCAGAATTACCTTGATATGCTTCAATGTCATAAACATATCTTCCATATTTCAATGTTGCAGTCTGGCCTGCAGTAAATGAAATACTAACATTTCCTTGTGCAGCATTTGTAATTACTGTAGTAAAAGATGCAGCATTAGCTGCATCATACGATGTTCTTAATTTACTACGTACGTCATATCCAACTAACGAAATTGGTCGTTTGTAATAATCCAAAAATTGTATATTGGCGCTAAAATTTGCGCCTTGGTCAATTACTAAATTTTTTGTTGTTGCCATTTGTTATCCAGCGTGATAGGAACAAGCAATTTGCTTAACTTCTGTCGGTGAGGAGAATGTGACCGACTCTCTAGCTTTCGCCACAGTATAATTTCTCATTAAATCATCGTCTTGCTTCATTCCTTTACCTGGTATTGAAGAAGTTGTAATATAATCCCCAATCTCAATTGGACCATTTTCTCCACAAACATTAATACATCCTTCACCTAAAGAATTAATTGAAAGAACATCATTTGAATCCATTACTGATTGGAATTGAGATGCTATAATACGAGAATTCGATTCTGTATCATAGGTTGACAAAGTTGTAGGAACGTGCGAATCTTGTAAACTTGAGATAACACCCAATACTGATTTTTGGTTTGCTTGGGATGATAATTTAACAGTTGTTATTACATCATTAATTGAAGATTTGTTAATTACTTCATAATCAACAACTATATCCCCTATTTCGTACGTAGTATTTTTCTCAAGCAATGCATCGTGTGCTCCTGTAAATGGTCCAAATGAACCCACAAAAGTATACGCTGAATAAGTCCCTCTTGCAATTTGAATTTCAGCAGTTAAAGTATTGAGAGAATTTCTATATGCAAATGCGGCTCCTGCACCTAGGCCGCCGGCTGGCTGAGGTACATTCAAGATAGCAGAACTATTTGTATATCCAGTCGTTGGCCAATAAGATTCTCCGTTGAATGAATAATTTGTACCCCCCAAGTACACCGTAGTATGGAAGTTTGTTGTTACGTTGGTATAAGTGCCATTTCTAAATCTATAGAAACTTGCAGCTACGCCAGCCCCTGTAGAACTTGATCTATTACCTACTGCAAGTGCTTCTGTGGTGTTATTACTACCTGCTAAAAGACCAAAGTTAGTTGAATTTGTAGTTTCAAACGCACCTACACCAATCC